CCCCATAGTGGTATGATCCTGCGCGGGAATGATTTTGACAATGATTATGTAGTCACGGCCTCCGACATGAGGGAAACCGCGGATAATAAGATTACTTATACACAGGGACAAATTCAACACGAAGCCCTTGTGCAGTCTTATTGTACCGCGCTGGATTTGTGCTTGCAGGGCCTTATTTCCCCTTCTACGCTTGGAATTGACATGAAAAAGATGGACAACGCCGAAGCACAGAGGGAGAAAGAGAAAACAACGCTTTATAGGCGGGCGCAAATTGTGGAAGTGCTGGAAGAGATCATTCCGCAGATCGTCAATATTTCCCTTATGGTCTATGATGCCATGAGCAACAGGAAGGGCGAAAAGCAGGAAGTAAACGTGACCTTCGGCGGATATGCGAATCCTTCTTTTGAGGCCCAAATTGAGACTGTAAGCAAGGCGAAATCCGCTGGTATTATGTCCACAGAAGCCGTTGTTGAAGAGCTTTGGGGCGATTCTAGAGACGATGATTGGAAGAAAGAAGAGGTTTCCCGCCTTAAAGACGAAAGCGGCCTTTCGGAAGTGGAAGAACCCGCCGTTAATTCGGATGGAATGGAGATGATGGAATATGGCCTTGAATAAATTTAATTGTCTTGAACTGCTCAAAGGGGTACAGGAAAACGCGAATGCTTACGCGGAGGCGGAAGCGGAGCGCGTTGCCCTTTACAATGAAATTAAAGCGGCATATGAAAACGGCGATTTGAACGGCGAAGGCTTTAAAATGATCGGCTATTTTGATTCTTTGGCCGATCTTCAAGCCAACATCACGAACCCGGCCCCCGGTGATGCCTATGGGATCGGGACGGCCCCGCCTTATACAATTTATGTATGGGATGGCGTGGGCCGAAACTGGAAGGACAACGGGCAAATTCAAGGCCCGGAAGGCGAACGCGGGCCGCAGGGCGAAAAGGGAGAAAAGGGAGACAAGGGAGAAACAGGCCCGCAAGGTGAGCAGGGGCCGCAGGGCGATAAGGGAGACACGGGCGAACAAGGCCCCGAAGGTAAACAAGGGCCGCAGGGTGAAACAGGCCCGCAAGGCCCGCAAGGAGATCCCGGCCCTAAAGGAGACACGGGCGCGGGCTTTAAAGTGCTTGGTTATTATGCCACGGTTTCCGCGCTTTCTTCTGGCGTTCCTTCCCCTGATATCGGTGATGCTTACGGCGTGGGATCCGCCGCGCCCTATGACATTTATATTTATGATGGGGCCTCCCTTTCTTGGGTAAATAATGGCCCCTTACAGGGCGCAAAAGGCGAAACAGGCCCCGAAGGCCCGCAAGGCCCACAAGGCGAAACCGGAGCGCAAGGCCCGCAAGGTGAGCAAGGCCCCAAAGGTGACACGGGCGAGACTGGCCCGCAAGGCCCCGAAGGCCCGCAGGGAGAAAAAGGAGAAACGGGCGAAACAGGCCCGGAAGGCAAACAGGGTGAACAGGGGCCGCAAGGTGAGCAAGGCCCAGAAGGCCCACAAGGCCCGCAAGGTGAACCCGGCAAGGACTTCGAAGCAACGCTTGCTTCTTCCCTTCCCGCAAGCGGAACGGCCCTTGCCGTCAATACAATTTATACGGCTTCTGGCGTTGGAACCTATGTATTTACCCCGCCTTCTTCCGGCTGGGCGCATGGCACGTTTACCACGACAGCGAGTGTGGCTATTTCCTTTGCTTCTGGTTCTAAGTTTATTGGTGCGGCCCCGTCCATTGAAGCATCTAAAACGTATGAATTTGATGTTTATAATGGCGTTTGGGCCGTTCAGGAAGTGATTGTACAATGAGCTATTTTGCCCTAACGATGCGGCGGCGATTGTTTACCATTTCCGCCGCTCTAGCAGACTTTTCGATTTTTGTCAATGGCGTGGAATACAAACCCGGCGATACTGTTACCATAACGGCCTCTACGACTGTTACTATTAGGGGGACTGGCAAAGTAAAGGTAACGTTGATTGGCGGCGGGGGCGGCGGTGCTGGTGCGCTTGATTCTTCGTTGGATTATCAAGGAGGAAACGGCGGAGACGGCGGAACAAGCATTTTCACAACGGAAATAACAAGTGGAAACCATTCTGTTATTTGCGGGACGGGCGGCAAGGCGGGAGGCGTTGGAACTGGTGGAACTGGTGGCGAAACTTCCGCCTTTGGCCATTCTGCGTCTGGTGGTACTGGAGGTTCCGCAGCTTCCGAATGGTATGATGGTTCCAATGGTCAAAACGGAACCGGGGAAACATCCAGCGGCAATACTACGGAATACGGGCAAGGCGGGGACGGCGATTGGTACAGCGGCAAAGCGGGCGGCGATGGCGTTTGTATTATCAAGGTTCTTGATCCTAATTCTAATGACTGCACAATAATTCTTTCGGGTACTTTTGATGCTTCAAATTCTTATGTTACGATTGCCGGGGAAAAAATAACTACACCGGGGGAATATCTTGTTCCTATTGGTGACTTTATTACACTGTCTATTAAAAAGGCTAGTTCGTTCGGGAACGCGGGCGGAATTGACATTAATGGAACGCGTGTGGTTTCCGCAACAACTACTTTACAATCTTATGATTATGAAGTGGAGGGAAACTGTATAATAACGGGTGAAGTTTCCGGAAGTAATATGGCAAGAGCTTATACAATCAAGGTTGTAAGCGCGTAGGAGGTTTTTGAATGAAATATGCAAAGCTTAAAAACGGGATCCCGGTTTATGCCCGGAACCCCGTTAAACTTAATGCGCCTGTTGTAATTGACGGCGTGGAGCATAGCGGCTATCTTTCCACCAATCGGGAAGATGTTCTTTTACAGTTGGGGTATAAGCCTGTACAATTTACAGAACTTGAGGCGGAAGAGGGGTTTGATTATGTTCAACGCTGGGAAGAAACCGAAACGGCCATTGTGCGCGTTTGGGAGCCTGTAAAGGTTGAGGAACCCGCGCTATCCTAAAACGTGCGCGGCTATAATTTCTAAAAAGATTGACACGGCGGGCTTTTTCATCATGGGGAAGCCCGCTAATTTTTTTAGATAAGCGGGATTCGCGGCCCACGCCTTGCCGATCACAAAGCGGATGTTTCTTTCAATGCATTGGGGATCACAACCAAAATGTTCCGCCGCTGGTGCGTATATGTTCTTTGATAGGGACGCAAGGCGGGCGGGATCCTCCACGATCAAGCGCAGGGCAAAATAAAGCTGGTGATAGCCGATAAGGCGCGGGGAAATGCCTAGCGCGTGAAGGGATTCTATAATTCTATTGTTCATGGTGGCCTCCTGCTTTTTCTTCGATGATACAAGCGGCGCGGGGCTTTGTAAATGACTTCGACACTAATACACATTATTCGAACGAACGGGGCGCGGATGCGCTCTTTTTTGTGGGGTGAAATATGCCGCAATACGACATTTGGCACATTTATGATGAAATGGAAAAATACTTGATGGCTTCCATGTCGCGCAATTTGAAACGCCATTTAAAAGAAGAAGCAGAGTATGGCTTTGATTGGGAGCAATGGCAAGCGGCGAAACTTCGGGAAATGCGGAAGTTCAGGAAGCAAAATCAAAAAATCATAGGTAAACATACAAAGAATCTTGCGCCGGACATTAAGCAGCACTTGGAAAACGAGTATAAACAAGGGCTTGTAGGTGTGGCGAAAAAATACGCGGAGCAATTCGGGGAAAATAAGTTTACGAAGGATCTTTCGGACGGCTTTTTTGGAACGTATGACGAAAAGGTAAAAGCCCTTATCAATGCCGTTAATGACGACCTAAAGGCCGCCAATCATGCCGCGTTGAGAATGTCAAACGATGCCTATAGGCAAGTAATACATAAGGCCGCCATGTTCGCCGGAAATGGCGTTATGACCGAAAAGCAAGCCATAGAAATGGCCTTGCAGGACTTTAAAAAGCGCGGTTTGAACTGTATCAAATACAAGAACGGGGCGCGGCACAATATCAAGGAATATGCGGATATGGCCCTACGAACGGCGGAAATGCGGGCAATGCTCATAGGCGAAGGCAAGGCCCGGCAGGAGTTGGGCGAAACGCTTGTGCAGATTTCCCGGCATGGAACGGCCTGTCCTCTTTGTGTGCCGTGGGAAAACAAGGTTTTGATTGATGATGTTTATTCGGGCGGAACGTGGGAAAACAGCAAGGCTAAATATGAGCAAGTGCCGGAAAACAAACGCGGCGAATCGCCTTTTCTGTCCAAAGCAATGCTTGCGGGCCTGTACCATCCGCGATGCCGTCACGGTTTGGGAACCTATTATATAGAGTTGCAAGATGATTATAAGCCGATAGAGGCGGAAAAGCCGAAGGAACCGAAAAAGGCCGCAATAAGCGCAGAAAATCCTTTTGTGGCCGCTTCTATAAATGCTGCAACTGCAATAGCGCAAAAAATGGGGGTAAAATATGTTTCTTACGAAAAACTGCCCCTTGAAACGGCGAATAATATTAACGGAGCTTTGGCAACACTGCCGGATGATGTAAAGCCTATTTTTGTTGGTGATTCCGTGACATTGGAACAACTTTGGGGCGGGAAACTTCCACGCTCTAGCAGACAATATTACGGCGTTACCGTTGAAAGCAATGGCGTAATTCACTTGGGCTATGGGAAAGGCTTTGACCTTGATACTCATGGCGATATGGTGGGTATTAGTGCAAGCTATAAAACTGCTGAT